AAATTATCAGATAAAGAAATAGCGAGTATCTGTATTAAATATGATATTATACAAAGTTCTGATTTACAAAATCATACAAGAGAACAAGTGATATCAGAGATTCAAACATGGTGTAAGTATAAAAAAGAATCTTATCGTCAGAGAAGACATTCATCACCAAATATATCAAATCATGTATCTGATCCCAACACTAGGATTATCAATCAACCGAATCAACCGAATCAACAATCAGATCAAGGAATAAAGAGATCTACATCGCAACCATTGAATATTCAAAAAACAAATCATGCTGCAACATCACCGCCTCAACCTTCAATGAATCGTGATAGAAGAATGTCTGAACCATTCACTGATAAAGAAAAGATTGTAGCGAAAGAAGACCATCAAGCAAAAGCTGTATATCATAACGGACAAACAGAAGTAACACAAGTCGTTCATGATCCAAATATGGATAAATATGATCAGATAGGAATGTATCCTAAGGTCAAGAGACTAATAGCAATGGGTGACTTACATGGCGATTTAAGAGTAACTTTAATCGCTTTACGTTTAGCGAAAGTTATTCCTCAAAATATCTTTCCCTATAATGTCGGTGAAATTTCATGGTGTGGTGGTGATACATGGGTAATTCAGTTAGGTGATCAGATTGATAGATGTCGTCCTGATAATTGGAAAAAGAATTGTATTGAGAACTTTGATGATGTCATAGAGGATGAAGGGAATAATATGATGATTATTCAAATCTTTCAAAAACTAGATGTAATGGCGAAGGCTCAGGGTGGTCGTGTCCTAGGAATGTTAGGAAATCATGAATTAATGAATGTTGATCGTGATTTCAGATATGTTTCACCGCAAGAATTCTTGGAATTTGTTCCAAAAAATGAAAGATCAACAAAATATACTGAAGATGGTTATCCTTATGGATATTATCATCGTTTAAAAGTTTTTGAACGCGGTGGAAATATAGCGAAGCATTATGCGGTTCAAAAGAAATCCGTAACAGTGGTAGGCAAGAATTTATTTGTTCATGGAGGATTAAGTCATCAATTGGTAAGTAAATATTCTATTCATGAAATCAATCAAGTCGTGCAAAAATGGCTCTTAAAAACAGGTTCTGAAAAAGAAGACAAAGTATTTGATGAAATTTTTAGAGATGATGATGATATGTCACCTTTCTGGTGTAGATTGTATTCAGAAGATGATGGTCATGGGGAAAATACTGAAAAAGGTTATAATGAACTCTTAAGAATAATTAATTCAAGGAATCAATTAATGGAACCGATTAGTCGTATTGTTGTGGCTCATACTCCTCAATTCATGGATGATAAATATATGAATTCATTGTATGGTGAAAGATTATGGCGAATCGATGTCGGAATGAGCCGAGCATTTGGAAAACACGATGATTGTGGTGATAACAAATATCGCCAGATTCAAGTTCTGGAGATATTAGATGATAAAGTATGTAATAAATTAATGGCTCCGTATCAAGGGAGAATACCGACTGAAGGTATGGGCAAAAACGTTAGTTTAGGAGAAGATGGCATGAGTGCTGGATTTTTAGGATAAATTATATCTTATCACAAATCATTCTGCACACATCCTGATCATTGAAGAGTTGATTGTAACAGTAGAGTAATTTTATTTTCTTTTCATTCTTTTGTTTTTGATAATTGATTGTTTTTTCAATGATTTCATGGATTGTTTTCCCATGAAATACCATCCATCCGGATACAGAGTATTCTTTATGAAGAATTTCTTCTTTTCTTAAATCAGAGATAACCTTTTGAATATATGATTCATAACATTTCTCTCTAAATTTAGAAATCAATTCCTGATCTATCTCCGCTTCCGATTTGATGATTGATCCGTAATAATCCAACATTTTTAAGATGATTATCTGACCATTGATGATATCAAATTTTTATATCTTTTATCGGCTTCTTCGGGTGATATTCTTTTGCGATAATCAATTTCGGTCATATCTTTGAATAGGTCCATAAATGGTTTCACTTCTTTGAGTTTCAGGAGATGATGTATTCTTGATTCATCAAGCGATAAATCATGTGTTATATCATAAAACATCGTTGGTACAAGCATTCCTAATGAGTATGTATCTATTTTGGACATCAATCCTTTGAGATTTGGTTTATTAACTTTGTGAAGTTTATCCTCAAGGAGTTCAAATCTAAGATGATCCATATCTCGGTGAAAGAGTTTGTGATGAATGAATCCTTGCAAATCATAATCTTTCCTGAAATCATGTAAAGCGATATCTTCTTGTTCAGAAACCATCTCTTCTTGCGATAATGGTGGGTAATAGAGATATTCAAATGAATATACTTCATAAATACGAGATGTTAGGAATTCTTCTTTCATTCGCGATAATATCTGTTTCGCATCATCATAATGAAATGATAACCCGAAATCAATGAGATAAAATTTACCTTCTTTAAAGATAACGTTTTCTTTTTTTATATCATGATGACATAGTTTGTGTTTCTCAAGAGATATATTCGCCATAAATAGTGGTTCAATACATTTTACTAATTTATGAAACGATTTAACAAATCGCGAATTATCTTTGAAAACACTCTCTCTAAAGAGAGAATGAAGATAATGATACGAAGTTTGTCCTTCAAATTTACCCTGTAAAAGCTGATATTGTGTTTTATCCGGTACTAGGGTATCTTCCGCCGTCGTGACGCATTTTTTAACATCAGAAATCTTAACTAATTCTTTATAAGGTTTAGAGATACATTTTCGGGACCATGTGATTGCCCATTTATCGTTATTCGGTATTTTTGAGATAAGTTTTGTAATTTCATATTCATTGTCTGTTGATTTTAGTGGTTGTAACAGGAGTTTTGTTTTATTATCCTTTTTATTAATTTTGCCTGTCTTACAAGGTAATCCGGGAACAAAAATACATCCTTCTGAGCCCTTTGAGATTAATTTTGAGCGAGATGGCATTGTTACTATATCTTTAGAAATAAAATATAATGTAAAATATTAGAAGATGGTTTTTAATGGATCAAAACAATCCTGTCCAAATTATGAGGGGGGAGATTTAGATTTATCATGGGATATTTATAACGATAATTTAAACGGAATAGAACCAGATTTACGAAGAAAATACAATAAAACATGTTTCGGAGTATGTGAGGAAGATAAATATGTAAAAGAGGGTGAATGCGCAATGTGTGAGGGAGATAAAACTGCTCAAGCAGGTTCTAATGAATTGGGGGATTATAAAGATGAAGGACCTAATTATGATGAATGTATTAGAGATGATAACAAAAAGGAATGTCCAGATGATGGATATAATGATGCAGGTGATTGTGACATGACCCCAGAACCACTTTGGTTTCAAAAACAAAAAGCAGGAAATTTAAAACATGAAAGTAAGGCCCATTTAGCATTAAAGCCAGAGATGTGGTATGACGCTCAAAGACCCATGACTGATCTTGAAATTGTAAGATATTTAGGGACAAGAGTAGGGAATATGATGGATAGTAATACTTTTACAATTGATGATTATCGTTTACATAAAAAATACATGAAAGAAGGAAAAAACAAAATAAAGATGGATAAATTAAGAGAAGATATCAATAAAGGCAGAGGTGATACTATCATATGTTATAATAAAGGAAACGGAGGCAAGAATCTGGCGGACAAATGGAAAATCAATGAAAAATCCACGCTGGATACAAAATATCGCGGGTGTTGGAAACAAAAGAAAAAGAAGTATGGCAACAAAAAAGGAAATTTTGGACCTGAACACATCATACCCGAAGAATTAGAAGATTTTTATATGGAAGAATATTTGCCTTTAATTGAATCCGAATCAGATATTTCTGGATTACCCGATTTCAGTAATTTATTATCCGGATTACAATCTGATTCGGCATTTGAGCAATGTGTGAATGACTCATTAAATACACCAGGTTCAGACGATTTTGAGATCCAAAAACGTATATCTAAATATACGTCAATCAAAGAGTTTTCATCAAAAGATATTCATTATCTCAAGGGTAAGTTGAGAAAGATAATCACCATGAAAACAAATCAGATTAATGAATGTATGAATTTATTGAATTTGGGTAAATCTATTTGTGCGACAGGTGTCGCGGATAAAACTCTTATGATTGGATCATTAATCTTCAAAATAATAGGAAATGATAAAATTGATATCATGAAAGCTGACAATGATGAAAGATACAAACTGAATAAACTTGTAGATGAATTGGGACCTTTAATACCCAGAGCAGTTAAGAATATCATTCATATCTCTAAAGAATATGAAACACGTGTTTGTAATGTGCCATCAAATACAACGCTTCTGCTAGAGAGATTATATACCGATCTCTATGATAAACAAACTCATGTAACATTAGATATTAGTCCCTATATTGATTTTGAATCTCTTACGAAGACCAATAATTTCTGGCATTTTATTCAGAAAATTATAGTTATCATTGTCTCAGCCGTGTTATTATTCGCCGGGGCTAATTTCGCCATGGTATTTCTAAGTCGTGCAACGGTTATTACACGAGTTAATGGTGATAGTTAAATTTGATTTTTACAATACTTAAACATATAATAATAAATTTAAGTGATAGATGGAAAGTTTACACTGGGAAAACCACAACACAACTACATTTAATGTTTTCATTCGTGATTTATCGCAAGGTCTTAACGTGAATCTAAAATGGATGATTGAAGATTCAGAAAAGAAAGAATTTCAACCGAATCAGACCAATCATAATCAGAAGAAAAAGAAGAAACCGATCATTAAAAAGAAGGATTTAATTATTCAGGAGCAGAATAAGATTAGGGAGAAAAAACTAATTGATGATGATTTACAGAAGATTGACTTCTTATTTCGTAATTTGACTGATAAGAACATTTATGATAATTTTGATATTCTGAAAACGATGACGGGAAAGCAGACATATAAATTAAGATTATTATGTCATTTCATTGAACTTCAGAAAGAAAAGAAAAATGATTACATGTCTCATATTTTGAATTTATATTTCAATTTGAAATATGGTGAAGAACAATATCTATTGAATTCAGATGAATATCTCAAAGTATCAAAGAAACTTGATAAGAAATTAGAGAAGTATGATTACAAAACTTACATGATGAAAGAATTAAGTCATTTATTGCCCCCTCTGAATTTCTGGTCAAAAGGAGATCATAAGTTAGATGAATGGCAAAAAGAAGTTATTTCTGATATTAGAGAGAAAAAATCCGTTTTAGTGAAAGCACCGACTTCAGCAGGGAAAACATTCGTAGCGATGGCTACGGGATTAATTCATGATAAGATCTTATATGTTTGTCCCGCGAAACCTGTTGCCTATCAAGTTGGTGCCGGATTCATCAAGATGGGATATAAAGTTCATTATCTAGTTGAGAATATGGGTCATTTATCGTATGATTCCAGAACGAATATCTTTGTGGGAACACCTGATATCATTGAAAAATATCTACCGAAGATATTCACTACTTTTGATTATGCTGTCTTTGATGAGATTCATAATCTGAATGAAAGTATCGCATATGAAAATATCATTAAGATGTGTCGGTGTAATTTCTTAGCGCTATCGGCTACAATTGAGAATATTGATTATCTCAAAGATATCTTTCATAAAATTCATCCTCACAGAGATATCAAATATGTTGAATACAAGAAAAGATTCATTAATCAGCAAAGATGGGTTTATAACGACAAATTATCAAAAGTTCATCCTATTTCATGTTTAGATACATCTGATTTCAAATCTTTTCAGAATATTTCATTTACACCGAATGATTGTATCGTTCTCTATGAAATGCTGGAAGAAGAATTAGATGACGATGATCTAACAGATAAGTTATCGCCTGATAATTATTTCAAGAAAGATAAATTATTAACTCTGGATGATACAAAAGAATATGAACAATTCTTGAAAGATAATCTTGAGGAGTTATATCTATCAGAACCTGATGTAATCAATTCCATCATTTACAAATTTCAGACTAGCGATACAGGAACAGATTTATCTGATATTGTTCCCTTCCTTAAGGAGTGTAAGAAGAAAGATCTTTTACCGATGTTATATTTCCATACCCAAGAGAGAGTTTCATATGAAATCGCTCTAAAGGTTTATCAAGATTTACAGGATCAAGAAACATTCAATTATCCTTTTCATTATAAGATTCTGGAAAAGAAAGATGAGTTATACAAGAAATATTTAGAGAAGAGGGAAGTTTATTCCGATTCAATCAAGATTAAAACAAAAGATGCACGAACAGAAAAGAGTGAAAAGATGGGTAAATATGATAAGGAACAACGGGATAAATATATTTCAGATATGAGAGTGTTCTATGAAAGATGTATTGATAAGTGTCTTTCCTTAGAAAATGCTAAGAAATGTATCAAAAATCTGAAGAGGGAATTATCGGAATTCGCGGGAAATCCTGATTTTAGGAGTCAGGATATTTTCAAGAAACACCCAGATTATTGTTTTAGTCGTGGCGATCCCATGAGTGGTCAAGCGATAAAAAATATCAGGAGAGAGATTAAGAATGCCATAGGTTCAACGATATCGTATGAAAATCCTGTCTTTCAATTACTGAAGAGGGGAATTGGATTATATATTTCATCGATGCCTGATGAATACAATTGGATTTTACAGAGATTAATGAGTGAAAAGAAATTAGGTATAGTCATCTCCGATAGAACACTCTGTTTAGGAATTGATTTACCTATCAGATCAGTTGCTCTATCGGGATATAAGGATCCGAATTATACGACATCAGATTATTTACAGATGAGTGGTCGTGCCGGGAGGCGTGGTCATGATAATCAAGGTAATATTATCTTTCATGGGATTCCGAATTATTTAGAGTTGATGAAGGGTAATCTACCTAAACTGGTCGGGTCTCAAGTTAAGTTAGGTGAAAGTTATTCTGTAATCAAGGATATCAACAAGAACATATCTATGGATAATTTATCATGGAGAATTGATTTGAAGGAGAATGATATCAAATCAGATATTACTATTCCTATCAAGATTCAGAAGTTAGCCTGGTTGCTCAGGTATTATGAGAATTCATTTCAGTTCTTGAATGAGATGAATAAAATGGAAAAGAAAATCTTCATGATTGATGAAGATGATAGAGAATATTGGTTTTATAGATATGTTATTAAGAGTCTCTTTGATTTAGATGAGGAGCAATATCTGATGATATACAAGAAAAATAAGATTGATGATGATCTTGATATTATTCTACCGAATTTAATTCAGATTGCGTCAGTTCATCAAGGTATTGTGAATACTCTGGATAATACATTCATGATCACAAAAAAGAATAGCGACACAATCTTTCAGAATCTAAAGACATTAATTTATAAATACAGAGGATTTGAATAAATTTATCCTTCATGACATTCCTTACAGATACAAGGTTCTTCTCTTGATTTCCGAATCTTATTCTCAGGTATCCCAGGAACACAATTGATACACCATGAGAGACGATGAACTTGATCCGTACCGAATTCTGAAGTACAATGTTTTCCATAGCAAGTTCCAGCGATTTTACAATGAAAGAATTTATCGCATCCAGCACAATTAATCTTTATATCTGTTAATGAGAAATTATTATAACAGCCGTGACACTGAATCACTTCATCTGTTGTAAAAGGTGGTGGTTTAGGTTCGGGGTGAACCCGATAAACCTTAGGTCTCTTTTGTTCTCTCTTAATCCTCTTTGTGAAGCACATGATTCTCTTCTATTGTTTTTAGTGAATTCAATCAATCTCAAATCAAATTTTTGATACGATTGTCTTTTCATCCTTATTTTTTTATTTTCATTAAATATAAATGGAAACTTTGAATGAAGTAAATGAACTTTTGACGACCAAGATGTGTTCTCCGGTTATCATATATGGCGTTATCCTTGTATTATCTCTGATATGTATTTATTTCACGAGACAAAGATTAGGTCGTTACAATACGGTAAAGATGGAGAATCTTTACAATTTATATTCGGCTCAGGAACTTAAGTTCTTAATGGTCCTAGGTGTAACGATGTATGGTTTATGTCAGTATAACAAGACCGAATTAGCATGGATCTTCTTAATCTTCCCTGTAATCTATATTCTCCTTCAGAATGTATTGCTATACGTTCATGTTGCTTCGGCACTCCAGAATTCCCCGGCTGAACAACCTATCATGCAGTCTCAGCACTATGGTTTAGGGATGAATGCTCCCTTATTAGGACAAGGACCTTCGCCTCCTCAGATTTCTACCGATGAGAAACCGATGACTGTCCCATCCCCTCCTCAGCAGGAATTCACTTTACCCAAGATGACGAATCAGTCCAGCTCCATGGGTGGTGGATTCGGGTCGGCGAGCAATGATGGTCCTTCTGGATATTCTTTCTAAGGGATAATTCATTTCTATTTATTTAAAGTCTTTTTATGAAATCATAATATGAAGATATTATCATTTGATGTTGGTATCAAGAATCTCGCGTATTGTTTATTGGATACAGAGGATTTAACGATTGATGATTGGAATATTATCAATATATCGGTTGATCCTACATGTGATCATGTGAATAAGGGTAAGTGTTGCGATAAAACTGCAACTAAGATGACTAAAGATAGTGGTTTCAAACTATGTACGAGTCATTGTAAAATCAAGCTGTATAAGGATAAGAAACTGAGAAATGTTCCGAAGTTAGATAATCGTATGTTGTCATTAGGTAATCAGATCGTTAAAAAACTAGATGAGAAGAAAAACTTTTTGAATATGGATGTAGTCTGTATTGAGAATCAACCCGCACTAAAGAATCCCACAATGAAAAGTGTTCAGATGATTATTTATTCCTATTTTTTGATGAATGGTAAGGCTAAAGATATACAGATGATTAATGCTCGTAATAAACTCAAGGTTTATACAGGTCCTAAGATAGAGTGCGATATCAAGGAAACTTATAAGCGTAACAAGTTTTTAGCGATAAAGTATTGTGATATCATGATTCGGGAGAATACTCATATTGATAAGAAATTTCATAAATTGTATGATGATTCAAAGAAAAAAGATGATTTATCAGATGCTTATTTACAGGGGATATATTATATTAATAAGTTAAATGATTAGATAGACACCTAAACCAGTTAATACTATTCCGGCAAATGTTTTCATTTCTAATTTGGCTCCACTGATAAAATATGCTGCGATAAGAAATGAAATGATAGCATTCAAATTTACGATTGATGCCGATTTACCAGGATTATCACAATTACTTATCGCTAATATCTGACAAGGCGAAATAATGATGGCACTGATACCTGCTACGAGAGCATATTTCCATAGGTCTTCTGTATCAATAAATTTAATCTTGTCCCCTTTCACTTTCGTTTTATAGAGGGCAAGTAAGATAATAAAGAATCCACATAAGATATAATAATATAAGAGATGTTCTATAGGGGAATATTTTGTTGAGAATTTTTTAGTGAATATATCTCTCATAGCGATGAGGAGGGCAGCGACGCCCGCAAAGAATATCCATTGCTCCATGTATACTTATGAATATTATTTTATTTCTTGTAGATATATGGATTTTTTTGATGATTTAGACCTTACTAAATTAGATTTTGATCTTGATGAAGATACAATTACTATTATAGGTGTAATTTTGATAATCGTAGTTTTAGGATTATGTTATTATTTTGGTGATTATCAATCTGATGGTATTCCGGATGTTGATTGGCCCTTCTTAAATTTAAAAGATGAGAATGGAAAAAATATAAACATGTTGGCTATCAGAGGATATCTTGAATATGATGGTGAAAATTCAAAACAATTTTTAAAATATTTAGATCAAGGTATTAAATTTATAGGATGTAGTAGTCACCTATCATTTCCCAGAATATGTAATAATCCATATGGTGGATGTCATAAAGCAGAAAATATCAAAGTATTCGGGAAAGATGTTGAAGATTATGTTTTAGGATGGTGTCATTGTTTCAGAGAACCTGAAAAATATATTAAATCAGGTATCCCTAAAATATTGATATCTGAATCAGATTTTAATTCTGAAAACTTTCATTATGATCCTTCTATAGAAAAAGTTTATGATTATATAACAGTGCAACCGAAAGATAATAATGAATGTAAGGTAGGATGGAACGGTGTAAATAAGAAATGGGATCTGGCTGAAAAATGTATCCAAATACTTTCAGATGAATTGGGATTAAAGGGTATAATCATTGGTCGCGATGATTGTCCAATCAATATTAAGAACAAAGATAGAGTTATCTCAACGCCTTTATTACCAAAACATGATTTTCATAACAAAATAATGCAAAGTCGTTTCATGTTATTACCAAATACGGAAGATGCATCACCTAGGATTTTAACTGAATCACTCGTAATGAATACACCCGTCTTTGTGAATCAAGATATTCTAGGAGGTTGGAAATATGTTAATGATAAAACTGGTGTATTCTTTGGACCAGACACGATTAAAGAATCGGCGATCCGTATCATGAATGGCATACAAAAGAATCAATATTCTCCGAGAGAAGATTATCTAAGTAAATATGGAGTAAGGAATTCAGGCAGACAATTAAGAGATTTTTTAAAATCTGTTAATCCTGAATTAAGTGATTGTGAATATGTTAGATTTGATACAAGTATTTAATTATTATTTGTGTGAGATTCCCATATATCAGAATGACCCGGATTTTCATATACTTTATTAGGTGTGATCAACAAGAATTTATTTATTTTTTGTAATTTCTTCCATTGCCGATCAATCGCATATTTATGATAAATACTATCTTTATATTTTACATCCATCTTTCGATTACCGTGCTTTATAAATTCATTTTTAAAATTCTCCATGCTTCAGTCCACAAATTTATTAACGTATCATAATAAGATCCATACTATAATATAAATGGAAAATTAATTTAAATTATTTAACATATTGTTTAGATTCTCAAGACCCTTACACCCTTGCATAAATTTTCTAGCGAATAAACTATCAGATTGAATAAATGATTCTAATTCTTCGGGACATATATATAAATATTCAAATGGACCAGTTTTATGATATTTAGATTTTTCGTATATTTTATAATTTTTCATATCACTCCATTGAGCGAATATAATAGCACCAGATGCTATATTATCTGTTAATATTAGTTCATTTTGTAGATTATAATAATATAATAATGAAATATATGCATGCTCATCAACATTATTGATATTCTTAAACCATTTTTTTATATTATTATCATTATTTACAAATAATTCAGCATGTTTTCTATTTATAATTGATGCCATATTTGCTTTTTTTATTTTAGTTTTATCTATATAATTCAATGCATAATTTGCTCTAGGGAAAACCTGTTTATCCGGCCCAATATTATAATAAGATTTCTTTACATCTAAATAATTATACACATAATTAAATGATTTGATAGGTATACAAGCCCCTGATAACCAAATAAAGTGTTGATTCAATGGGTCTTTTAATGCTTCTTTTAATATTAAATTTTGAGCTAAAACTACAGATAAACAACCGTAACATGTTTCTATACAATTTTTTAATTTATATTTTTCAAAATGTTTTAGAGGTTTATTTTCTTTATAATGAATATAAATATTATACTTATTGGGATCTATATTTTTAAGATAATCATACCATATTTGTTCATGGTTAATTTTATCATAGATTAAAAAGCATAGAGCTATTTTTTTGTTTGAATTTATGATTGGTGGATTTAAATCTTTGATTGGTATATTTAAATTTTCGTTTTTTATAAATATTAATGCTGTTAATCCCAATAAAAGTAATATTATTATAAATTTATATTCCTTAGTAGTTTTAATTATTTCAGTGAATATTGTTTCCATGAAATATAATATATAAAATAATATTAACAATGCCCAAACTGAATATAATTATAATAGGTCTTATAATAGGAATATTACTCTGTTTGTATTTTTTTAAAGATAAAAAAAATACTAAATATTCAAATACTGTAACAGTTGGTATCCCTTGTATCCCTAAACATGTTCAATATTTAAGTGAATTGATTCAAAATATTAATGAACAAGAATTATTACCGAAAGAAATCATTATTTCTCTTTCAGAATCAAATGAAGATGATGGTATATTATTAGAACAAAAATTAAATGATATTAGTTATTCATCTATTAGGGTAATAACATCAAAAGATAAAAAATATGCTGGCGAAAATAGGAATATTTGTGGACAGTATTGTAATACAGGGTTAATATCTTTCATTGATAGCGATGATTTAATGTGTCCTTCAAGAATAAAAGTAGTAGAGGAAGTTTTTGATCGTGAAAATTATGATGTATTATTTCATAATTATACAAATTCACAATTAAAATGTTCAAATGATTATGGCAAGATAAATCGTAAAGAAGTTACAACAAAGCAATATTATTCTAATAATACAAGTGATGAAACAAAGAGTGTTTTATTAGAAAATGTACATCATGGTCATTTAACTATTAGAAAAGATACATTAAAAAAATACCCTATTGATATTCATGGTTATGGAGAAGATACTCGGTATCTACATAAATTATTTAAAAATGATTTAGATGTTATATCTTTGCCTGATTATTATGGTACAATATATCGCCAAGAATATAGTAGCTGGAAATAGTTAATCATATTAACCTATGATAAATCTTTGAGTGTTTTATCATTAATATTGAATATAGTAAAAAGATTATAGAAGATCATTTAAAAGTTGATCGGTTATAAAATTATATTAATTACAAAATTATCAATTATAGTATAATATGGAAGATTGGAACAAATATACATTATTGGGGATAGGAATACTGATTTTAATATGTTTCTTTATATCACAATATAAGAAAAATAAAGATATAAAAAATTTAAAAGATAGTTATTCACAAATAGGACAAGATACAAATGTGATAAATTATTTTAATCATAAAAAAAATGGATATTTTATAGATATAGGGGCAACCGATGGAATAGATATAAATAATACATATTTACTTGAAAAAAAATATGGTTGGAAAGGAATATGTATTGAACCTCAACAAAGTTATTGGACCAATTTAAATAAAAATAGAGATTGTATAAAAGATAATTCTTTATTATATAGTTCTAAAGGCTTAGAATTAGAATTTTCAAATGCGGGGACATTAGGGGGGATTACTTCACAAATAGATAGACATTTGCAAGCAAAAAAAGCCGAACAAGTGAAATTAAAAACCGAAACATTAAATAATATTTTAAATAAATATAATGCACCAAAATTTATTGACTATGTTTCATTAGATACAGAAGGTTCTGAATTAGAAATTTTAAAAGGTATTGATTTTAATAAATATAAATTTGGATATCTAAATATTGAACATAATTATATAGAGCCCAGAAGAACTAATATTAGAAAATTTCTTGAATCCAAAGGTTATAAATATTATAGACAAAATGATTTCGATGACGATTATATTAATTCATAAATAGAAGACCTTTTTCAATAACTAAATTAATTTATTAGATTATATTATGAAAGAATTAAGGGAACTGATAAAATCAAAGAAAGTAATAAAATATAAAAAGTTTATTATATTTATTTCTATAATTGTTATTTTAGGATTTTTTGGCGTATTAATGATTACAAAAAAAAAAAATTCTAAAATAACAGGTATAATTCAAATAGGCGCTCATACAGGTGAAGAAGCTTCAGAACACTATAAAAAAATTGGTGAAAATATGGTATGGATTGAAGCCCAACCGGATAAATTAGAAGAACTTAAACAAAATGTAGAAAAATATGGTCATATATCAATTCAAGGATTATTATGGAACAAATCAGGTGAAAAGAAGAAATTTAATGTTACAAATAATTCGGTATCTTCTAGTATATTAGAACCCTATAAACATATAAATCAACATGGAGAAAAAGTTAAAGTTAAAAAACAAATACAATTAGAAACGATTACATATTTGGACCTGGTAAAACAATATCCATTATTAAATGATCCAAAGTATAACTTTTTAATATTAGATTGTCAAGGTGCCGAATATGAAGTTTTACTTGGAATTGGAAAAGAAAAAATTCAGCAATTTGATAAATTAGAAGTTGAAATTTCTAATTTTGAAGGATATAAAAATCAAAAACAACAACCAGAAATTACAAAATTATTAAAGGACTGGGGATACAAATGTGTAGATAATTGCGATAATAAAGAAATACATGGTATTTCTAATTATGTAAAAATTATCCTTTAAGTTTATTTTTCATATACAATATAATTGTTTCTTTTCACATGTTCTGATATTATCCCTGTGAATTCCCCTCTTTCTCCACTTCTTATAAAATATTTACTGTGACACATATAATATAAATCTTTATCTGGATCATTCGTAATAATTACATTTACTGGGTAATTTTCTTCAAATATATTTCTAATTTTATTTAATCTATTATTGGATTCTTTAATATATAAATTCTTATGTAATCCAGTCACTATATCTACTTTCTTTATATTTTTATTTTGTTTTACTTTTTCTAATAATTCATGGTAAAAATCAATATCATAATAATATTTTGAAAAATCTGGATTAGATAAATTTAATATATCACCTAATCTAAGATGAACAACTAATGTTTCATTATCTGGTTTTTCATAGTTATATTCATTAAATATCTTTGATAAGATATCATAATCGTGTTTTTTATATGATTCAGGATAGCCACTGTATTTAACGTATTTAGAACCAAATGAGTTAGGGTAATTCTTTTCTATATCCCTTAGATAATTTGGATTATTATCATTGTTTTTATTATCATATATATATCCGGAAAAAACATCACCAAAACGATATGCTTCAGAAGTTTCTTTTGGTCCCCATTTTTTTCCGTTATATAAATCATATTCTATATATTTTTCATCAAGATACAAGTAAATTAACATCAATATGATAATGAAAACGCCAATAGTTTCAAGTTTATTTTCTTTAACAAATTGAATCATTTCATTCAAATATTTCTTCATGATCACTATAAAATATTATATAAAATAATATATATATAGCGAATGGTAAAAACTAGACGTAATAGAAGATGCAAAGAGTGTCGTTGTAAACCATGTAAATGTAAAGAGGAAATTCATTGTTATCAAATCACATGCTCACCCAAGAGAAGAAAGAGAACAAAAAAGAGACCAAAAAAAGTTTCTCAGAAGGGTGGATATCCATTTTGGTTTGATAAAGTTCCTAAGGGTATGTCACGCGATCAATATAAAAGATTAGAGAAATCAAAGCCTAAAAATAAATCAATGAAAGTATGGATCAGAGAAAATAAATCTAAAAGAGTTTCTCAGAAGGGCGGATTTTTACCGATTGCTGCATTAGGTTGTGGTCCTTGTTTAGCTGGTCCTGCTCTTGCGGTGACCGGTCTAGGAACCGCTGGATACATGGTTAGTCGTAGTAGTAGCACTAAAACTGTGAATGGTAAAACAGTTCATACGAGAAAAGAATCTTATAAACTTAAGAAAAATGGCAAGCAGATCAAGAAAGTGTTTTTACAGAAGAACAATCGTATTTATTTGAATAAAAAAGAGTTAATGCCCCGCCCCAAGACGATGAAAGAAGCGACAAAGAGATTGAACAAGAAGATTAAAGAATGTGTTGAATCTGGATTCAAGAAATGTTAAATATCAGGATTACGATTCAGTGTAATTTCGGGTGTTCCATCTTTTCTAAATTTCGGTTTTGCTATCTTCGGATATTTTTTAACTAAATATTCTTGTGCGTTCTTATTCATTTGATATCTATTTGTTCCTAATCCACCCGGAGCATTGAAAACAGTACTGAATGTGATATCATTAAATCTCAGAACACCCTCATCTTTCAGATAAAATAAGATAGATTGTTCGATGTCTTCTTTGCCGACAGATTTGGGACTCGGATATAAATCTCTAGAATGACGATTAATATATCCATGAACAACTCCGATAACAAAACGTAGGTCGGTCGTCATATTACGTTTCATAAACATATTGTTTTTAACAGGATAAACTCCCCATAAATATAGTTTTTTCTTTTCCAGAGTTTGGAAGGCTTTCCTAAAAAAAGAATCTAAATTCGTTAAGTGTTTCAGTTTATCATCTTTTGTTAATTGAATCATATTTTTAACGTCGTCATCCATGGATACAATATGAGTTCCTTCATTAAAATACTGACTAATATATCTTCTTTGGGGGACTAATCCCTTTTTACCGACAACTATTTTGCCGTATGTAGATGGATCCATCTTATCTCTATACTGTTTTTCTTCAGTCTTGTTCGCAACAAAAACAAAAATTTTATCTTTATTTACTTTTCCTTTCTTAAGAGTTGGTAGAGTTTTCTTGGTGATTTCATCCCATCTCTTATATGATGGTATCGCGACAACATAATCAGATTTAGATTTCTTAATTGTTCTCATATATATAATAGGGTAGATAAATTTAATTAGGATAATTCATAGGAAGAAGAAATTCTTATCAAGATATGTTTCAAAGATTGTTTCTATCGGAACAATCATGTCTTCTACTGTTACACCTTTCTTTATCGCGATATGGGAACCACGAGGAATATTCATCACGGTTGTTTCCCCGCGACTCAAAGTGGCAAGCTGAAGGAAAGAATTATCATAAACATGATAAATGAAGATGGTTTGTTCCTTCCGGTTAGAGAAGCGAACAGGATTCTTCATCTTGATTGATGTCAGTAAGAGTTGTTTAATGATTGATCATTTGGCCAAATCAAATTTAATCTTATTTTTTAGGAGGTGCGTTTAAATGATTTAAAGAAATTAATTCTTTAACTAACTATCTTATACTATGATTAATGATGCACTACTTCTCGAATCTCTACACGGATTTTACAGGAAAGAATATAACGGGTCTAAATTGGTATCTATTTTATCGGATGAAAAAAACATTTCCTTACGATCAATAGATTGGTTTATTACGAATTATTCAAAGAAAAATAATACATACTATATTGTCTACCAAGATGAAGATAAGAATCCTTCATTTGATGATAAGGATAATAATTATTATACAAACATGAATGTTTTTCATTCATATAAATCTCAATTAAAGGCGTATTCAAAGAAAAGATTTGATCCTTTCTGTAGAAGAGACAGATTGTTATTTAAGATTAATGAGACAGAATCAGTAGAAACTACGATTGGTCAACTGAATTTCTTCAAGTGGGCAATCTCTAATTTAGTGGTAGATTACATTGAGTTATATAAGGATGAGATTGAGCACGACATGAATATGTCCTTAAAATTAATGAAAGAAAACTCAGATAAAAAAGATGGATCAAGAAAGAAAAGACAAGAATTATCATTATCGGCAACAAGAGGTTTAAAAATGAATCATGTTGAGATTGAACTCAGTTTTGATTAACGCATTCTTTGTAGAAGCATAAGATATCCATTAAATTTGCTAGATACACCGTGTATGGCTCCTTCTGATATCCTTATAATTATAAATCCTTTGCCTGTGCTTCTATGTCCCTTATACGTGTTTAACATAGTTGTATTTTCCATTTGCCTTTTTCTCATATCATGATGCGTTTGCCAACCTCCAAATGGCCATACTGTGCGGTATCCTATAGGAACGGTATCTATACCAAAGAGACCCTTTTCATTATTGTAATGATTTATAGGAGTGAGGAAATTTCCACCCCCTCTATCGGATATTAATATTCTGTTTGGGTCCCTCCCCATTCCGTCTTAATAAATTAATTTTATAAAGTAATTTATCAATATCAAATTTTTATTTAAAAAAATCCTCCTAAGATATTCATATAGTAGAATGATTCAGATGTATGTTAAGACTCCTAATAATAATGTTGTTATCTTAAATGGATGTCGCGATTCATTTCGTTGTCGGCAACGGAACAAAGATAAGACGGATGCGTTTAGGTTTGTAAGTTACAAATTGATGCAGAAAGAACGGAAGAAATTAGATAATCGTGTTTATGGTCCATTACCTTTTGATACTCTAGCGAGATTATAAATCATTTAAAATTAAATTATTCAAATTAAATATAGTAAGATGCAGATTTTTGTGAAGACTTTAACTGGGAAAACAATCACACTTGAAGTTGAAGGCACAGATTCAATTGAGAATGTTAAGGCGAAGATACAGGACAAGGAAGGTATTCCTCCGGATCAGCAGAGGTTGATCTTTGCCGGAAAGCAATTAGAGGATGGTAGAACTCTTGCTGATTATAATATTCAGAAAGAATCTACTCTTCATCTTGTTCTACGATTAAGATAATAAATTAAGAGGAGAATAATGAGTTACTTTGCCATTATCGCTGGAACAAAAGCCATAACCGGTTACTCCGTTACATGTGCTCTGATTACCGAAGACTACTAGTAGTAACAGTATTGCCATAAGTGGGTATTTATATTTATGGATCATTTCAACGATATTCATTCTATAATGAATAATAGAAAAAAAATTAATTAAATTAAAATTTTAATCATTTACACAAATTGATTTATTTACACAGATAAGTCACTTACCTTCTTAGGCTGCCTCAACAGTCTCATCCTCAGAATCACTCTCAATGTAGTTTCCCTGAGCAAGCTTCTCGGACTGCCCCTCATCATCCGAATCATCCATGAAAGCATACTCGTCAAATCCCTTAGGAACCTTCACCTTCAGTTGCTGAGCCGACCATGTGCATCCGAACTTGCCCGGCGAGTGCCAGACAAAATCACACTTGAAGAGACCCTTAACCTGACTACCCTTCTTCATACACTTTGTGAAATCCATATAATCTTCGCCTTCCTTATCGTTGAAATTGATTTCCTTGCGATCTTCATTGAAGCATCGGCACATGATGTTCCCATCCTTCTTCTTTACCTTGAAACCGAAGGTCGGTGGAAAGCGACCCGTTGGCTCACCCGTATCACTATCAACATATACCTTAATCGTGGGAGTAAACATGGATTCAATCACATCATCCGAGATATTCTTCTTCTTGAACCATTCAACCGAATTCTCCTTAGAAAGAACTCGGAGACGCTCATCAAAGTCTACCATCTTATCGTGGAACATCTTACAACTCTCATTTGAGAGATTCATGTTAGTCTTGACGTTGTACTTTGCGTCAGGTCCATCCTCAAACACCTGTGGATCAAATGTGAGAGTCATCTCTGGAGACTGGATGTAGAGAGGTTCTCCATCGTAATTGAGGAAGAAGAGCTTGGCGCCACTGGACATAGCCTTTGAATGACTGAAAGATACCTTAGAGGCATCAAAGTTCTTCGGGAGGACTGGTGCGAAATCTGCCATTACTGTTCTTACTGTGACTGTTAACTGTTGCTTTGTTACTGTTCTGTTGTTCTGTTGTTCTGTTGTTCTGTTGTTCTGTTGTATTGTATTGTATTTGTTCTTATCTCTACTTTGTTATAATAATCTATTACAATATATTATCAAATCAAATTTTTAAGTATTTTTTCCCAAATTACGAACAATTAACTTGTTCGGATAAAGAAGATACTTAAAAATTTTTCAATATAAATAATAAAGGATGAGTCAATGTTGTGGAAAGATGGATACGGATACAATCTGTAAATTTACACCGAAATATGGTTCATTCTGCTATAAGCATCGCCGAGATTTTTTAGTGGTAAATGATGATATTTCTCAAGACAGATTTACAGGATTATGTAAGGATTATTTGAAGAATGATTTAGTTAAGTATCGTAGATACAAAATGAGAAGAACATCTGTTATCGGATCAAAAGAGAAACTATTTGATGAAATTAAGTGTCATATTACTTCATTAAACGGCTATCATGAGGATAATAATCTGAAAGAAATTATTAAGATACAATCTTTATTTCGTGGAAATACTTCTCGTAGAAAGTTTATAAATAAAAAATGCAATAATGATGAAGATTTCTATACATATGATTCGTTAAAAGAACTCTCTCCCAAATATTTTTACTCTTACGTCGATAAGAGTAATCTCCGATGGGGATTTGATATCAGGGCATTAGATAAATTATTTCAGATGGGATATCCGAATCCATATACAACTGAAATGATCCCTCAGAGTATAGTAGATGATGTAAAACATAAGATAGGACTATTAAGATTAGAGGATGGATATGAAGATTTAACCGATACAATTGAACGAGATCGTAAAGATACGATTAAGCAGAAGATTGTTGATTTATTTTCATTCATTGAACAATCAGGATATACATGTCATATAGAATGGTTCTCTTCATTAAGTCTTCGTCGATTAAAAGAATTATACAAGCAGTTAGAGGATGTATGGAATTATAGGAGTCAGTTAAGCAATCAGATGAAACGTAATATTTGTCCTCCAAATGCCGATATATTCAAGACACCCATGATTGAGGTAATGAATTACAATGTAAAAGAAGATTTACAAGAATTAATCCTTCATGAAGTCACAAAATTTACTCACGCAAATACAGATTCAGATCGCAAACTAGGATTCATGTATTTCTTAATCGCTTTCGGGATGGTTTCACAACCATGTTATCTAGCTCATATTGAATGGTTGGGATTTATGATGCAAGTTAATCAATAAAATATGATCCACGGTTAAACTACTTAAACATTTGTTAGCAATATAAAGTATACAAGTAAGCGCGGTTGATTGAGATAAAAAAAATAAATTTTAAGAATATAAATATAATGCCCCCTGCTACCAAGAACACCTCCACTAAGGCTCCGAAGAATGCCAAGAACAAGAAAGTCGTGAAGTCTGCCCCGAAGACTGCTCCAGCACCTGCTCCAGCACCTGCTCCTGCTCCGGCACCCGTCGCTGACCCGGTCCAGGAGGCCGCACCGGTCACCACTGAGGTCCCAGTAGTTTCGGACACCCCTTACCTTGAAGAGTTCACTGCTGTTATCACCGAACTTGATAGTGCGCTCAACACCATTCGCCTTCTGAAGACTCGCCTTCAGAAGCTCGAGAAGCAGGTCCACAAGGATCACAAGGTTGCGGTGAAAAAGATCAATGGCAAGCGTCCTCGCAAGGCTCGTGATCCGAACGCTCCTAAGTCCGGTTTCGCTAAGGAAGGTCCCGTATCTGCTGAGATGGGTAAGTTCCTCGGTCTCAAGAAAGATGAACTCATCTCTCGGACTGATGTCACTAAGAAAATCCATGAATACTGCAAGGCGAAGGACCTTCAGAATCCGGCGGATAAGCGTCACATCAAGGCGGATGCTCCCCTACGCAAACTCCTCAAGATGAGCAAGGACGATGACCTCACCTTCTTCAACCTTCAGAAGTTCATGAAGGTTCACTTCCCGAACAAGGAAGGCGTCTACCCGACAGCCTAACCAGTTTATTCCTCTTTTAGTTAGATTCCTTAGTTAGATTCTTAGTTAGATTATTATCATAAATTACATTATTTCTTAAATTACTCATAACTTAATTTTGTTTTTTCATAACAGATTTTAGATAAAATAAAATCTATGGTAAGGTATAAATGAGAATATACCTTAAGTTGCCGAGCGGGTTTAATATGCCTTTTGTGTTCCCAGGGGGGAGCACGGCCGGTCACTGGAAACCAAGTAATTATAAAGTTTCGGATTTAACGGAGCAGATTGCCAGTTGGCGAGATTACAATGACGACATCCCAGAACATTTCGAATTAAATTTTAATGACACATTATTGGACGAACCAGATAAGAAGGTCGTAGATTATGATGTTGTAGCGGAATCCACAATACAAGTGGTCGCGACAGGGCAGGAAGCCGGCGGCAAAAGAAGAAGAAAATCTAAGAAGAGAAAATCTAAGAAGAGAAAATCTAAGAAGAGAAAATCTAAGAAGAAGAAAACTAGAAGAAGACGTAGAACAAGACGTTAAATTTATGAACTCTGTTAAACCTCTAACTCGGCAACACTCATTCTCATGGTATTGTAATAAGGATCCTTATGAGATACTCTTCTTGAATCAAGTTTATCTAAGTGATAGAGATATTCTAAACATTTATTGGTATCTTTTACATGAGGGTCTAATTGACACATCGTTATAAATTCGGTGAATTGACTAAAGATTTCGCCAACGACTAAATAATATGCCGATACATTTGTATCTTTGTCTAAGTCTTTTTGTTTTGATGAACGAACAAATTGTTTCACTTTATTCCCTTGATAGATACTGAATTCTTGCTCTAAGGCGAGTAATGTACTGAAATGTTGAAATTTCGTTTGAGAGTTAGTTAAGGAGGAAATGAAATAACAATTCATGATTTTCGCCCACATTTCAGTATGAGATTCATCAACTAAGATATCTTTTGAACCGAGATTATATTTCTGACATAATCTCTCTGTAATTTCTTCATGAGAACCTAATTTAGAAAATCCTAGGCCGTGAATAATCTCATGAAAGATTACTTTAATTGCTTCTTCTCTTCTAAAGATGCAGATTTCAGATTCAGTATCAGAGAAATGATTTGATCCTGAATTTACATTCAGTTGTGTTATCTTTGTTTGATTCTTCCTTATGGTTTTCTTATTGGGCAAAAGACAGAGATGAATCGTTATCTTTCTCGGTTTATCTGAGAATGAAGTAATATATGAAATCGCATCAACTAATAATTTAGTATTAGGTAGATTATCATGTTCATTGTCATCTAAATAGATATTCAATGTATTTTTTACTGAGTGCTTACCTGTAGTTGTCCATTGCAAACACATCATATTAGTTCTCTGAACTAACTTCATATTCAATGAATTCGCTATAAATTTAGATGTGGGATAAGAACCTTTTCTATGTGTTAATCTGATTTTTGTATTTTGGTAAGGAGAGTTTAGATTTTGATACAATTGACGAATTACTTTACTCTTTAAGAATGAATTAATATCAGATTTTGCTAAAAAATGCTTGATTAAATCATTGGAAATTTCAGTTAGCATAGTTATTCTAGTATAGAATAATATAAATTGGAATTAATGACTAACACAGGGTAACATAATTATTTTATTTATATATTATAAATGAGAAAAAGATATAATAAAAACACACCAAGGAAAAGAAGAACAAAAAAAGGAACTATAAGAGGACGATCAAAGCGGAGTAAAAGGACTAACAAAAAACGGTTATCTAAGCGGAACAGAAGACAAAGAGGGGGGACCGAGGAGTTTAAGGTGATGTTGAGTGAAGGAAACAAATATGTTAAATGTCGCGTTTTAAAAATTATAGATACCACTCAGGATACTGCAGCGGAAAAGAAAGGAGTTACTCTAGATTTTTTTGTGGAGGGTGAGGCCGGCGTGCCACGAACGAGTATCCCTTTAAGTCAAGTTTCAAATTGCACATTCAAAGCAGCCGGTGCGAAACTAGGTCCCTCTGTAGAAGTAACAGGGGTCTATTCTGACACGAACCCACATCCAGATTTGACAATAACTCCAGTGACTTCATGTGAAAGAAGATCGAAATCAAGACTTGGGGGGAGGTGGGGTGACGATACTGCGGCAAGACCCACTGATCCGGACCCCGCAAAAAACCTCGCCGCGCTTATACAAGACAAAAAGGAAGTTGCAAAAGACGCAGACCGCAACGCGCTTTTGGGTGCGGAGGGGTCCGCCAAAGCCCCGTGGGCCACGGCGCCGGGCAGGCAGCACATGTAATCTTTGATTCAATTTAAGTAAAGATTTCTTTAATAATTTCCTGATATTGATATGGATCCTGAATCATTAAGTTGATGTTTTTATAAATATAGAAATCACCTCTTTGATGAGTTCCTTTTAGTCCTAAATGAGGGATTTTTACCGAATTATTAAATTCTTCAGAATTTATGAGATTAATTTTAAAATCATTTGGCAAGATAATAGGGAATAAATCCGTGAAATAATATTCATATAAGTTAATCTGATGATTGTAATATAAGTCATGTCCATTCAGAGAATATTTTTCTGGTAAAATAGTCTGGATATTGATCGTCAAAAAGTTATCATTGGTAAGATGAATTTTTAATGAATAATCGCTATGAGTGATAAACAAAGTATAGCAGTTGTGTTTTGTTAGAACAATAATTTCTTTACAGATGCTCAAGTAAACATCTTTTAACGAACGATTTAAGTTGATTTCAAAATCTTCAACAAGATCGGTAGCATAGATATACTTGATATCCGAGATGTTAAGTAGAGTATATTTTGAATTTGTTGAATCCGTATTCTCTTTAAATTTACGATTTATTTTCGTTTTCAGGTTCGTAGGCAATGAATTGAATAACAATTTAAGAAATCTAAATTCAGTTGATTCGGTCAATTTTTGATAATATTCATGTAAGATTTCTAATTCTTGGTCTGAGAAATGATTGATAAAATCTGGTCCCAGATTATCTTTGAATAATAATTTCATGTCATAAAGATATCTTTTCCGAGGATTTGATAAAATAGAATAAGCTTCGGATAAGGATTTGAATTGTTCGTCCGATATTCCATTATTTTTATCGGGATGATATCTTTTGCTTAATGAATAATAATGTTTCTTTATTTCTTTTGTCGATGAAAATTTATCAACTTGCAGGACTTGATAATAATCCATCTGATTAATTTTACACTATGTTGGGTTTTTTAAATAATTTCGCCAAAAAAAAAATATATTCTAGTGTATAAAATGAAATCCCCTGTTTCCGATGTTGCTTCCAAATTTGGTTCTTTTGTAAAAGGTCAGCGCACTCCGATTGAGATGGCTCTTATTGTCCTTATCCTCATTCACTACGCCCCCACTGAGGTCCTCGGAACTCAGATGAATGCTAGACTCCAGTCCATGATGGGTCCGGTCCTCAACCCGATCCATTCTGTCATGAATAACGTCTTCGTTAGACTTTTCTTATGGCTGATCCTCTTATGGTCTTGCTGCTACTCTAAGGACATGTCCTTATTCTTCCTCGTCGCGATCTACTTTCTCCAGTCGGGCAGATAAAGTAACCGAATTAATAAATTCTCAATATGAATTACTGAACGATATGATTTTTGATATTCATATTCGGAATCAGAGAACAATTGAATAAGTTGAGATTTCTTTGTAAATGTAAATTTTGGATCTGAAATACATAAAGATAATAGTTCTTTATGGATCTCATATAAGTTATATTTTTCTATCTGATAAGATAATTCACGGACATGAATAATATCTTTCTCTGTAATTCTATCTTTCTCCATGATCTGAATTAAATTATTGTAAATTAATTCATAGATTGTTTGACATCCCAGGAATAATCCTTCATTATATTCTGAATAGAAATGTAACTCGGTATTATTTTTCGTAAGATATATTTTATCATAAATAATTGATTTCTTTTCATAGGATAAATTTCTGATTATTTCTCTTGAAAGATGTCTTTTTTCGGTCATGTTCAGATTAGGTATCCTTATACAGAGACATCTACTTTTAATAGGCTCAATGATTGAAGTTAATTTATCTGTTATCATGATGAAGATGGTTGTCAGACGATACTTTTCAATGATAACTCTTAATTTAGATTGAATATGATGAGATACTTTATCATAATGTTGCAAGATAACAATACGATAATTTATTTCAGAGTAATAGTTCTTAGAAACAACGATTTGATGTAAGATATTAAAAAAGATATCACTCGTTTTAGTTGATATTAGTCGCATGTTGAATATTTTACATAATTGATTGGATCTCCAGGTTACATTATTTTCACATAATTCTCGGAATGGCGAATCATTGAGTTGGCTAAGTAGATTCAGTAAGGATCCTTCGACTTCTTTATCGCGACCATAGATAATTAAATTGGGACAATTTGCTGATAAAACACACTTTTCTAGAATATTCATGGGTTTGATACGTTAAATAAACTTATGAATAGCAGTAATGGGTTACTTATTGCTTACTAACATTTCTTTATCTAATATTAGACTGAAGAAAGATATCAATGAAAATTATAGAATTAATTATTGGGATAAAAATATTTCGTTGAGCGGATTACCCTTCTATTGTAAAGGATTTGTAAAGATAGTCAATGATAGATTTCATTTTATTATTCGTGATGAAAAATCACTAAATGAACTGAAAAAGATAGAGAATCACTTTAGAGGACAATTCAATGATTACACTGGCTTTCTAAAAAAAAAAGAACAAGATCATTTCATATTATTTAATCAGAATGAATACACGAATAAAAAACTCAATGAAAAGATTACAGGATTGCAATTAAATTTTAAGTTTATAAAAAAACATTATTATACAACCATTATACATATTATATAAGTGATGGATTGTGGAAAAGAAACTCTACGTCTTATAGCGAATCCTACTCTGCTAGCAAATGAAAAAAAGAGACAAAATGTAGTTAGAGACACATTCCATGATAAACTTGGGAATCTCTTGAAGGGCGAATATTCAGATGTTTATCTATCCGATCAAACAGTTGAAAAAATAAGGGCGGTGATTAAGAATGAAATCAATAATCTCATGATAGATAGGATTGTCAATGAATGTTTAGAATCTTGTATTGAAGAAGTAATCAATCAAAATAAATTTGATTTTTGCCTACCTTTTGATTAATCTGTAGATTGATATCTAGTTATGAATTTACAATCATTATTAGAAACAAAATTAGAGAGAGACCTTGTCAGAGAACTCATAAATACTTTCAAAGATGATTCATTACAATCTATCATCCAAGAGAAAGTTCAGAAAAAGATTAAGGAGAATCCAGTATCAATTGATAAGAATAAGAAAGTCGTTATCAAAGATAATCAATGCTGTGCTAGATCTATGGGTCCACGATATTCAGATATAAGATGTCCTACTACACCATATCATAATACTGATTACTGTAACACACATCTGAAAAGGATTGAAGAATACGGATATCTTAGATTTGGTCGGTATGATGGAGAGAGACCCATAATCAATGAATTAGGTAATAAAATACCGTGGAGAGATACATCAGCAATGGAAGACATTGATACAATCATTCAATATCAAAACATGAATCTGCAGAAATTAATTAAATAAACTATATATAATGCTCTGCGGTATCAATGCGAAGACGGGTCGGTGTATGCAAGTGAAAGATAAAAAAGATATATCTAAACTGTGTGAAGCGAATCACCAGACAAAACGATGTAAGAAAAAAACTGCCAAGAAAAAAATCAAAGATGAAGAATTGATCGATGTAAACTATCGGTGTCCACCGGGAAAGATTTACAATCCTAAAACAAAGAGATGTATCAAAAGAGATGGACCAGTTGGTAAGCAGTTAATGATGAAATCAGGTGAAACTATTATAGGTGGTCCGATAACATTTCATTATTATAAGATAAAGAATGGACCTATTGAGAGAAAAATAATTCTATTTGGCGACGAACACACCCAATATACTCATCATGAATCATCAGATACAGTAGAAATAACACCTTTATTAAAGAATATTATAAGAAAGTCTCCTCATTGTATTGATTTTTTTTCAGAGAATGCCCCGTATCATGCGGACATGAAAGCAAAAGGGAAGGCATTGCAAAGACATAATAATCCTCTAAATGCGATACGATTAGAATTCGGAGGGTGTCCTGTTCATAACTTCCCTGGACAAAAATGTGATTATGATAATTTAAGATATCATAATTGGGATCTGAGAATGGATGCCTCTAAAATGATAGAGCTAGATAAATGGCTAGTTAATCCTTATGATGAAATATTAATGAATTATACTGTATTCAAGAAAGCAAATTCCTTATTTCCTATTGTATCTATTATTAAGTTCATACTCGGGTTTCCAATAAATAAAACAGTACATAAGCAGATAAATAAGTTTCTGGATGATGAAATAGATAAAAAGATGAAGAGGGAAAGCTATGCCGCGAATATTTCGTCCAAAGATATCCTTAGAGACAGACAAAATTTAATCCAAAAAGAATATGCGAAATGTTTGAAATCAACAGATTTCCCGAAAGATTTCTTGAAGACATTCATTTCAGCATATAAATCATTAAAAGATATTGATTATACCTTAGTATTTACAGATTTCTATATGTTATGTCGGATGTTTATGAATTTTGATATCTCTAAGAATAAGAAAACTCCTAAGAAATGTCACGTAAAAGGTAAATCTAATTATAAAACCCCTCAGTTCATCATCGTTTATGCGGGGGCACAACATAATCGCAATATAATGTTATTCCTTGAGAAAATGTTTGGTTCCAAGCCTGTTTATACAACAGGCAAAGTAAATCATTTATCAAAGCAGATTCACATGAAAAATATAAAAACCGATAAGAATACACCGAATCCCCAAGTCATAGACGACCTATTCAGAGATTTTTATTAATTATATATATATATATATGGAAACAGTTTATTCCGAAAATCCAATGGATCGGGGATTATATAATCAAATATATGGTTTAGATGAAGACGTTTTCAGGGATAGTATTGAACAGATTTTGAAGTCTTATGATAAATTACTCAAAGAAGTAGATGGCGTAAAATATTTACCAAAAGGAACTATTTTATATCATGGTTCTCTTGCTTATCCATTTTATGCTGATTATGGTGGAGTGGGAAGAATAACATATCTCGGTCTCGATATGGATATATCTATGTGGTATATTTATGAATTAATAATGAATCAACAATACGGATTTAAATTTTTAAAAGATAAAATCATGAGTTCTAAATCTTTTAAAAGATATGGTTATTTATACGCATTTAAATTAACAAAAGATTTACCTATTACCCATGTAATTGATAAATTATATTTAAATCCAAAAGATACGAACAAATGTAAAAAAAATAATATCTGCTTACATCCCCAAGTGAGTTATAGAGGTGCGGAATTTAATTATAATGTGGGTTCAAAACTTCATACTGAATTAACTCTAAATTATAATTCTTATAAAGATTATATAGAAACAATTCGTATTTATATTATAGATGGGTTATCTCTTCATAAGAATCGTAGTGATATAGAATATAATACTAGGCAATCTATTTTACAAGAATATAGCGAGGGAACTGATTATGAATTACCTATAAGCTATCAAGAATATTCAGAAATGTTTTTAATAGAATTATTCCATTGTGATCATGATTGCGGATTTAGTGGAACTTATCAAGATGTAGTAGAACACGAGGAGATTTGTTCACAAAAAGCAAGTAAAAAGAAACTTAAAAAGAAGAAGCCTCCTAGGAAGAAACAGAAATCTAAAAAGAGAAAGACCCCTAAGAAGAAGGGAAAATCTAAAAAGAGAAGAAAGTCTCAGTAATTATAAAACAATGATAAATCATACCATAACGATAAACTGCTATCTTTTGTTAATAAGATATTATAAATTGATTTTTTATCTATCTTGCTATATTCAGCGATGTATAAAGCAACGATGAAGGGGGAGATACTTTTCCCATCATAACAAGTAATCAAAATATTATGATCATCTATCTTTTCGTCCATGAAACTTAATATCTTATCTTTGTTTTGTCTGAGGAGAGATAAATCAGTTTCTGAATTTAGATTATTTGAGAAGGGTAACCTAACCTTTTGAATATCAGGTAAATCTGGAAAATCAAATAATTGCGTACAATTTAAGATGATGCTGATTTGATTATCATTCATGAATTTTTTAGAGTTCAAAACATCCGAATCGCCAATCCATATACCTGATAATAATTCACATGTAAACATAAATTTGATTTCTTATTTATTTAAATAAAATTACTTAAACATAAATTAGTTTGTTTAAACGATTTATGGAAACTCATTTTGATTCATACTTTGAGAAATTGGATGAAATCAATGAAACGATTGTAACTGAGAAGAGATGTTGTGAACATGAAGAAAATTATTGTATTGAAGAAGGGATCATAGTTTGCAAAGAATGTGGTGGAATCATCAATAATATCCTTGATTCGCCCGAATGGAAGAATTATAAGTCATCTTCGTCCGATCCGACGCGATGTGGTATGCCCTCAAACTCACTATTACCTCAGTCTTCATTGGGAACAACTATTTCAAGTAGAGGCGGTAATGAAAAAATGAATAGGATAAACATGTATCAAAAGTGGAATTCAATGCCCTACAAAGAAAGAAGTCTGTATAAGGTTTTCAATGAAATTGATGCTAAATGTAAATCTAGTAATTTGCCGGTAGTGATTAGTAATACGGGGAAATCATTCTATCGGATAATATCCGAAACGAAGATTTCGCGTGGGTCTAATCGGAGAGGAGTTATCGCCGCGTGCGTTTACTATGCATGTAAAGAATGTAATGTCGCCCGTTCAGCAAATGAACTTGCCGAATGTTTTGATATTGATACGAAAGTAATGACTAAGGGATGTAAGAATTTTACAGAAATAATGAGAATGAGTAATTCTGATAAGAAGAGAATTCAATCACATAAAAGTATTACGATAGATGATTTTATTGAAAGATTTTGTCATAAACTAGAGTTAAATTCAAATGATATTTTACATATCAATAAGATATCTAAATTGTGTCGTGATTTGGGTTTGATAAATGATAATACCCCGCCCGCCATGGCATCAGGTTGTATCCTTCTATATTCAAAAGAACTTAATCTGAATCTATCAAAGAAAAATATTTCTGATATTTGTAAAATATCAGAAGTTACAATCAATAAATGTTATAAAAAATTAGAAATTATCCCTGAAATTAATGAGTATCTATCTAAAGTAGATAGGTCTTAACGATGTAAAAAATAATACCGATAAGTAATGCCTTAATAAATACTGCTTGCATGTTTAAAGAACCACCTTCATTCAGGAACATGCTCTGGGTCTTAAAAAGACTATCTACCTGATCCACATTGAAAAAGATACAGAGAAACATTACCGCCATTACACTCTTCGCTTCAATCTTAATATTTTCAAGGATATCATTTGATCCACTGGTTTGAACCATGTTTTGTTTTTGTTCCATCTGTTGCTGAGACATCTGCTGCTGCTGAGCCATCTGCTGTTGTCTCTGAGCCATCTGTTGCTGCTGCTGTTGCTGCTGTTGCTGCATCATCCGGATTTGTTCAGGTGACGGTTGCTGCTGCGGCTGCTGTTGCTGCTGCTGCTGTTGCTGCTGAGGCTGCTGAGGCTGCTGAGGCTGCTGAGGCTGCTGAGGCTGCTGCGGCTGTTGCTGCTGCGGCTGTTGCCCTGACTGACCATTGATATCATTGAGAATACTATCAACTAATCTAGAATCTTCTTCGCTAATACCGCCACCTAAATTTCCGATTTGAGTTTCTTGAGACATTTATAATACCTTGAAATAATATTATGAAATTTTTTAAACGTATTATCAAATGTAATAGAGGTTATAGTAAGATTATTTAATATTTTTTTAAACACTAACTATCTGATAATCATCACAGAGTGAAAAAGCGTAATTAACAATTATAAATCCTAGTAAAATAGACAGTAGAGTTTTTAATGAATTGTTCATTTAATATAATCTTATATATTATTTAAAATCTAACCTATCAATTAGTTTGTGCCAGAATGGTCTAGTGGTATGATTCTACCTTTGATTCAGTTCTTGATTGATCGGGTCCATCTCCACCCTTAATTTCCTTTCTAAAACGATATTTCTTTCATCTGTAATATACCGATAAAATATTAGCAGACACATCGTTACAAATAAAACATGAAAATCAATATAATCTTCTATTTCAAAGTTCATTATATATATTATATATGATTAAAAATAATTATTTAATACCCGTGGGCCTTTATTAATTTGTCCATCTCCTGATTTATTTTGGGATCAGACAGACCATCGCCACCAGCCTTGAGATAGTCTGCCATTTCATCTGCTATTTTCGGTGGCGCTTGCGGATCGGCTGTCTCAAGTATTTCATACACAAGATTTACAATGACGAACAAGTGTTTCATAGACATACCTTCTTCTATTTTCAGCTTATTTATGCGTTCTTCTGCTTCTGGACCGACGCGAATGGCATGTCTTTGCCATATATCAAGTATTTCATCTTTATAAAATTTATCGCTGTATCCGGGAGGTCTAGATTCATCCGGCATTTCCTCGCTATTCATTACTGGACTTCTCTCACTTTCTCTGAGTTCTTCTTTGCGTTCGGCTTCTGCCTCCTCGGTAGGTGATAGGACCGAAAAGTTTGGCATCTGCCACATGCTTGTCGCTTCCCGAGGTTTCATCTCATAACAAGTGAGACATAAGGTCTTTGCGGGTGGGTCCAGATTGGACCCACGCATGGACTCGAGCCAGGTGGCAGGTCGAGGTGTAATCTTTTCCCATTCGTCTGCTGTTATTAAAAAACTACCGTAATCAAAGCCCTCTGACGGAATGTGGACCATCTTCTTCGTGCCTGTTTCGTCTACTATTTCAATTGCCTTCTGAGCGATGAGACCCTTAAATTTTGGATCATTAGGTGATTCTATCCGAAAACATGGTTTCTTATTGGGCTTATCTTTGGACCATTCTTTTGAAACTAGAGCATATGGTTCTTCGCATAACCATCTTTTTAATTTCTTGGGTGCCCCATGTTTAGCTTCAGTGCTGAGACAAGACCCACATAAAGCAACACCGCAAGACCGACAATTTGTCGTTGACGCATTTTTGTTCTTGCGATTACACATCTGACATTTACCTTCCATATTCCCTATGGCGCCTATCAGCTGTACCTTGGGTTGGAACAATGAGGGTAGTCCCTTGTTAGACTGAAATTCTGGGTTTTCGGGGTCGTATGTCTGGTCTGCGACTTCTCCACCAGCACCCGCAGCCCCTCCACCTGTCTTCTCTCCTGGACCACCTGCTCTTGGTTGGTCTTCTTCTGCTGGTGTTGCCCCCTGCATCCCCTCGTCTCTTGGTTGGTCTTCGTCTGCTGGTGTTGCCTCCCCCATCTCCTGCCGTTGCTTCTCGGCAACCAGCATCTTCTCAAGCTCGTCAATGCAACCTTGCGCGTCCGGACGACGCCGCTCTGCCTGATCCCAACATTTTATAATAAAAGTTTTTAAATCTTCTCCCGCCCGACTCTTTTGCAGCTGCTTCCAGGGGCGGTTGCCCCATGAACACGCGGTAGCTCCCGCTTTCATGTCGGGGATGCCTGGTTCTCCTCGCCACGGCCAATTCCCCGAGACCATCTCAAGCATGACCATACTCATCGAATAAATATCAACCTTCTCGTTGTAAACTTTTTTGCGCAATAAGATCTCGGGGGCCATCCAAATCGGCGTCCCGCACTCAGTCATATTCCACATACCAGATCCCTCAGCCACTTGATTCTCTGGCACCTCCTTTGCCAAACCGAAATCTAAAATTTGAACATTTTTTTCTGCTTCATCAGCGGTCCAACGGCGGGAAGGCTTCGTCAATAACCCTATGTTATGCGACTTGAGGTCACGATGTATAATCTTTCTGATGGCCCTGAGAGATCCCACTCGTCCATCTCCATGAAGGGCAACCAATCCTTTAAATATGCCCTTCGTCATACCTAAAACTTCAGGCGCGGTGGGTTTCCATTGATCCCCATAAAGCTTTCCGTCGAGGGATCCACCGACCGCCAGTTCCAATCCTATTAAAGGTACCTGGTGACGTATTTCTATAAACAAAGCAAACATCTTATTTAAATTTGGGTGGGGAAATATACCATCTCCGGATGCCCCAGAAATTATACCGAGAATTTTTATCTCGTTTATTTGATCTTTCTGTAGTTTCTTGTGCGCTTTGTGGAAGCGATCCAAGGCAATCTCGTCATCACTTTTCAAATGCTTTGAAATCTGTTCTTTCACGCACACATGTTGTTCTAAGTAAACCGATTTGTACACGATTCCGTTGCTACCGCTACCAAGAATGGTGGTGCTACCGCTGCCTTCCTTCCTCCCACCCCAGTCGTCCAGATCCCATGTACCAAAGATTATGTCGTATCCGGACACCCGTTCAACACGGGTGTCCTTCTGATAAGTCTCACTGGGGTTGCCATTCTCTTCTGGCAGGCGCGCCACACGGTCGGCGTCCTTCTTCTTGCCATTTTCGCGAATTAAATCATTTAATTCATCATAAAAATATAACCACTCACTCATATTTCCGGTACCAGCGAACAACACCTCTCGCACGCCCCCAACAAGCCGTTTTTTATGGATTGTTCTACGTTTATTAGCAGGACTTCTTCTTCTTATCTTTTTCCGATAGCTCTTTTTCCGATAGCTCTTTTTCCGATAGCTCCTTTTCCGATAGCTCTTTTTCCGATAGCTCTTTTCCCGATGATTACGCTTAGCGGTCTTTCTCATTTTGTTATAACCATAGAAAAAAAACTATATATGATTAAAAAAATCCGGATCAGTTGGCAAAGGAATATCGGTTTCTATGAACCGGGTCATATCAAATAATTCATTCTTTGTATATCCGAAGGGTTGAATCATTTGATAACTATTCTTAATCAGCTGATAATTATTAGCATGCATCTGCGGACAATTCTTATCTTTGGCTAACAAAGGTATTTCCGTGAAATTTAAATATCCCTCCTTAAATGAAGATATTATTAATAGAAAGATTATTAATCCTATAAAAAGATACATCTTATATATTAATAGTATCAAATAAGTTTAATCGTGATAATTATTACCTCCTTTATGAAAATGGAAGGTGCTCCGATTGGTGATTACATGGATAATCCTACTGAACTAAATTATCTCTCAACAATTGCGAGTTCAACCCTCCTTAATAGTATGGAACCGGTTTCGGTTCATCAAAAGTCCTATGAAGAAAGCATTCAGGTCAAAGAATTATTATTAGATGCGCTACAAGGTCGTGAAATTATACCGATTGATAACAAAGAATACAAAAACGAAGAAATAGATAAAATCGTAACTAAGATAGAAACCTTTTCTACAGAGTTTCATCTGTTACAAAAAGAATTAGATGGATTACATGACCAATATAATAAAGAGGTCGTTAAAACAACCGATAACATTAGAAAGATTGAATCTTCTATTCAACTTATGAAGAAAATGGAGGATGAATATCAAACTGATGATATGGTAAAAGCGATTGTAGATAATTTAAATGATTATTCTAAAAAAATACAAGATAATGATAAATTATCTGATAGGAAACAGGAATATATCCAAAAAAGAAAAGAATTAAATTCATATTTGTATTTCATTCAGAAGTTAAATAGATGGAATATATTCGCGATCTGTCCTATCTGTATTACCGAGAAAATAGATTCTTATTGTAATCCATGTGGTCATACAGCATGTAGGAAATGTTTAGAGAGAAGTTCGTCTATAGGGAGTAATTTTAATCAAAATAAATGTCCTATTTGTCGGGAATATGTTATGGATATTAGAAAGTTATATTTTATTTAAATCATATAAGATTACAAATCCTATATAATAGTAAATTACCTTTTATAGAAAAATCAAAATATTATATGTTAATTTTATCTTTGATTAACGTTTATATTTACGTCTTGATTTTTTGCGATTTGATTTAAGTTTAGATTTCTTATGAGATTTCCCCCTTGTTTTCTTTTTAGATTTCTTTTTAGATTTCTTTTTAGATTTCTTTTTAGATCTTTTACCGCCGCCCTGCTCAGTCATCGGCCCGACGAGCCGGTACACCGGCGAGACGACCTCGCGCTTTATCTTGATCAAATCTTGGCGCAGGAACTGGATATCGATATCCTCCTCGAATGCCGGATCTTCAAGAGTATATCTCGACCCGTCTATATTACTAACAGTATAGACGTTGTCCTCATTCCAATTCGCGTCGTATCCTTGGATTTTTTCCACCGCCGACTGCCTCGTGTCCCTTATCCTGACATTGTCTCCCTTGGAGACAAGTCCCTCTGCCACCCCTGCTTTCATATCGGCGAGTTTTTTTTCTGCTTCTTTCTTCCTCTTATTTTCTGCTTTTTCTGCATTGAACTGCGCTTGTACTGCTTTTGATTCTGCTTCCCTCTTCTGAACTTCATCTGCCGCCCTCTGCTTATCTGCCGCCTCTTCATCTTTCCTCCTCTTCGCCTCAGCCTCCGCTTGTATTCTCACGAGTTTTTGTTTTGATGTCTCCGGCATATTATTTATATATATATAGAAAAAATTTGATATTTATTTAAATCTTATGCTATCATTATAAATAACATGGTAGAAACAACACTTTCACGTAATGGTTATAAAATTAAGAAAAGTGAATTAACTATTAAAGAATTAAAAGAAATCAAAAAAGATTTGACTGCGAATCCATTCGTTGTCGGTGATTTCGGGGATGGGTCAGAAAAGCGATTTAGTTTATTCATGGAATCCCCCAACTCAATTTATATTCCGCGATTCTATGCCCAGGATAAATTCGGACCACCTGATGTTGATAAGATGGCAGAAGGATCTGATATTAATATAACATTTAATGGTTCTTTAAGAAAAGAACAAGAACCAATCATTCAATTGTATCGGGAAGCATGCTCTAAAAAAGGAGGTGGATTAATTTCTTTGAAATGTGGTGGAGGTAAGACTGTCCTCGCTTTATATCTAGCATCACTGTTAAAGAAGAAAACGATTGTCGTTGTTCATAAGGATTTCTTAATGACTCAATGGCGAGATAGAATACAACAGTTCTTACCTGATGCACGTATCGGAAAAATTCAACAAGCTACGATTGATATTGAAGATAAGGATATTGTTTTAGCAATGGTTCAGAGTCTCTCTCAGAAAGAATATGAATCCGATGTCTTTTCATCTTTTGGCTTAGCAATTTTCGATGAATGTCATCACTTAGGAGCAGAAGTATTCTCTAAATCAATGGCTAAAGTTGCTTCTAAATATATGCTAGGTTTAAGTGCGACACCCGATAGAAAAGATGGATTGCGAAAAGTTTTTGAATGGTATATCGGTCCAATGGTCTATTCGTCAAAATCTGATATCAATAAAGATTATATTGAAACTCGTATCTATGAATACTATGATGATGATCCTCAGTATTCAAAAATAGACAAAATATATACTAAAAAAGGACCCCAACCTTGTATGCCCCGAATGATTAATAATATTTCATATCATGTTCCGAGAAATTTATTCATCAACAATATCATCAAACAAGAGTATGAAATCGGTAGAAAAATATTAGTATTAGGTGATCGCAGAGAATATCTAAATACTACCGAGAAATGGATTAAGGAAAATATTGGAGATATTGTAGGTCAATATGTCGGTGGTTTAAAACCCTCTGAACTTAGAGATTCACAGGAAAAAGATATTATTTTAGGAACATTCTCAATGGCCAGTGAAGGGATGGATATTCCGAAGTTAAATACAATCATTCTTGCTTCGCCGAAATCTGATGTTGTTCAGAGTGTCGGTAGAATTCTAAGAGAGAAAGCCGATGTTCGTAAATTTCATCCTTTAGTCATAGATTTTAAAGATACTCATCCGAATCTAAGTATGTTTACAAGACAATGTGATAAGAGAATAGTATTTTATAAAAAATGTAACCATGTAATTCATGTCTATGGTCAAGATGGTTCTAAAGAGAAGATTGAGAAGAGAAAATCTAAGAAAAAGAAAGAAGTTCATGAAATTACAGAATGTCTTATTAGTGATGATTAAATTTGATAGTAAGATAGATATATTCATTAAAACAATCCTTTAAAATGTGGTCAAAGACCATCAAAGATGTCGCTGAACAACTCTGCCATCTCATACGAGATTATGATGTGGCATACATGGTAGCCGAACTCTATGTGAAGAAGAGAGTTCATCAGGCAACGGAAGATGAGAGAGAATTTCATATGTCAAACTTGGATGTCCATGGCCATTATTACCGAACAGATCATAAATTATTCAGCGGTCAATTGAGATATTTGACTTCACCTATCACAATAAGACATCATCTTTGGAGAACATATGCATCAGCATGGGGTATTCCGGATCTCAGCAAAAAAAATATAACTCTCAGAGATAAACTTAATGATATAAATTATATCCCTAAGGATGTCCTTTCAGGGACTGTTATGAAATGTTGGTTTTATGATAAAATCAATGATAAGGAACTAAACTAAGGAACTAAACTAAGGAACTAAACTAAACACTCTTTCAGAGTAACGCTTATACATGAACATTCCTTCTCCTAAATGAAGTTTGTTTTTTCTCCATTGTCTGGAGGCTTCGGCAAAATCAATCTTGACTTCTTGTGGTAAATCGTGCGTTTTTTTTGGCAGGAGAACCAATTTAAATGGTTGCTGATCCGCTGGCAATAGTAAGTTAAGATACTGTTTTCCACTGCGAAGTGGCATAATAGTCTTATAGAAGAGATAATTAAAAATTTATATCATAAATCAAATTTAGTAAGGGTTCATTTAAGCTTGTTCGGGGTCATTCTCATCAGCAACTTGTTCTGGTTCTGGTTCATCAGTGGGTACCTTCTCAGATACACGGTTGTCAGATACACGGTTGTCTGAATCCCTCTGCTGAGGGTTCCTCTGAAAATACTTGTATCGGTAATCCGGATGTTCAATCAGGAGAGGACCACCTAGGACACCGGTTACATTCACACAGGTGAAACGACCATCCTTCCCAGTATCAAGATCAAAACTTACATATTCTCCAGGATACAGAGACTTGTATCCATCATTTGAAACATTAATTCCCGAAAGATGAACAAACAGATCATTTCCTACATGCTCCGAATCAGAAGTCATTACATTAATAAAGCCATATCCTTTGCGATTAAACCATTTGCTAACAGATCCAGTGAATGCCATTACGTTAATATACTTTATTAAATATGACAAACCTTTATATAGTTTATGATTGGATTCTTATTCTTCTTATTTATCGCGATACTTATAGGAAAACATATCTATGAAATACATAATTTCAATCATGAAGCCGTCTTAGAACAATTACAGACATCATTATCAGAAGAAATATTTGAATTATTGAAAGAAAGAAAACCCTTATTGATTCACAATCTCGGAAATAAAAATGAATACGCAAGAGAGATATCTTTCACTAAATTGATTGAAGATAATCCGGGTCATATTATCTATGATCAGAATAAATATATCTCCCTGGAGACATTCGTCAAAGATGATGTAAAACAAATGAATATCTATAAAAATAAAGATTTGTGCGATCAATTTAGATTACATGAAAGTTTTAACGAAGTATATTCTCCTTTCCAATCCAATATTCATTGCAATAAGAATTATTCAATGAGTTTATTTAAGGGATCCAACGCAATCTCATTAACTAAGAATAAACATAATCTACATGTAGTGAATCAAATGTATGGACAAAGCAAAGTATATCTCTTTAATCCAAAGCATAAAAATGATATCATGAATAAAGATAACAATGAAATCAAAAAATATGGTCAGAAAATAAATCTTACACAAGGATTAGTTCTCTATATCCCAGTTGAATGGTATTATTTTTATGAAACAGAAGATGAATCTATCATAGGTGAAATAGAATCTGATAATTATTTCACTGTGATTTACAATAATTTACGATAATTTACGCATATAAATCTGCCATCCTGAATGGATGTTCAAGAGTGATATATCTTAGTTTAGCAATTAAGTTCGTTTGTAAACCGACTAGAGCGATCGCCGAAATAAAATCAATCGCTGTTCTCGTTGCATCTCTCATTTTAACATTCAGTATTTTTTCTATCAACTGACTCAGATATTTATGTAAGAAATACCATGTAATCGTCAATACAATCACGTGTAAGATAATTTCAGATAAGATTTGGTAATTTGATTCCTTAATGAGTTTGTCTTCTTCTAATGATGTAAATGAATGATCTATCAATGGAGCCAAGAATATCAATACAATCACATAAATTGATGAAAAGACAGATAATCTTACTAAGATATTATCAAATGGATTCATTATATTATCTACAATATTTTAATGTTATCTGATAATGAAATCTTAAATTGTAATTCTTCAGAATCACTTGAGAAATCACACGGTCTTAAGATTGACCAATCTGTTTCTGAATCCAAGATATTACATCGTGTATAGATATAGCCTAATAATGCGCTACACCAGAAACGACATGTCTTTTGTTTATCATGATCTTTGCGAAATAATGCCTCAATAAAATCAGAGGGAACAATATCATATGGTTTATCATAAACTACTTTGTGTATTTCTTCTAATATAGTATCATTGAAAGATGATTCATCGCTTACTCTTCTTACATAGATCTGACTTTTATCCTTTGCGTAATTCTGATATATTTCTTCAAAGGGAGTTATCTGAACACCTAATTTCTTTTTACCATCCTGAGGATCTTCTTCATCCTCTAATCCGGATTCCCATACATAATATCCTTTGAGAGACGGATGAATAAATTTGGGGTCTTTTATGACCATTCCTACATGAGTAAATTCGCTATGAGTAAACATTTTAATCAGAGAAGAGAATAGGGATTTTCCTCCATAACTGAACAATAAGATATCTCCTGTTTTTAAATTAAATTGACTCATTTATTTATTTACTATATATAAATGAATTACTTACTAGTCGCAACATTCGTAATCCTGAATATATTTCTACAATTCGGTGGTTCTTATGTACCAAAATCAGCAGATAAATCTCTGGCATTAGGTTGCTTAATCGGAATTCTCGCCGTATATGGGAATGAATATTACAAAGGAATTACAGAAAAGGAATTACAGCGTAAATAATTTATAATATTTAAAGATTTTATTCTTATAGTAAGTAGGATAATGAATAATTATCAACTGAATACCAATTGGTGTCTATGGTATCATTCCATTAATGATACCAGTTGGAAAAATAGTAGTTATAAAAACTTATATACGATAAGCAATTTATATGATATCAAATCCATCAATGATATTATTCAAAAAATTCATTTACAGAATGGGATGTTTTTTATTATGAGGGAAGATATTTTTCCTACATGGGAGGACCCAGATAATCGTGAAGGATGTTGTATATCATTCAAGATACCAGGACAAGTCTTAGTCGAACAGTGGACAATGATCATGAATCTGATTCTAACTGAGGATATTTTAAAAGATAAAGAAAAATCTACTAGTATCAATGGTATATCAATCGCCCCCAAGAAAGAATTCAATATTGTTAAAATATGGTTAAGAGAAAACGATGAAAATTATGACGAATGGATGAAAGAATATGAACCTTTCTATACTAAAGAAAAGGCGCTCCTTAAGAAGCATGAATTATCAGATTAACTATCATCCTTAATTATTAATTTCTCTTACGCTTTGTTTTCTTCTTACGCTTTGTTTTCTTCTTACGCTTAGTCTTGATCTTTCTTTTCTTTGATCTTGTCTTTCTTTTCTTTTTCCTTTTACCCGCGCCTAATTGTAGAATTTCAAGAGAAGTGGCAACGAATTCTTCTAAACTGATATTTTGAATTTCGTCTTCTGATTTACCATAATCTTGAAGATAGGTCACAACGGAATGGAATTGTTTGACGTTAAATGCTTGTTTATCTGAACCACTGGCTCCACTAGATCTATCTCTTGCGGTTGATCTACGGCCACTCTCACTCTCACTCTCACACTGTTGAGTTTCCCTCATAAATCTTTCATTTAAATGTTTTATCAATCTAGCAGTTGTCTGGCAATCAGTAATTTTATCTAACGATGTATCAAAAAGCGACTTTTTGATTCTTCTTTTTGGTGGCATTATATAGTTTATAATATATAGTTTATAATATTTTTAGTTTAATTTAAAATTTAATTTCATTTTACAAACTATACTAATGAAAGATTATTATCGTATTTTAGAATTATCTAAAGAGTGCTCTGAAACTGATATCAAGAAAGCCTATAAGAAATTAGCATTTCAATATCACCCTGACAAAAATAATGCTGACGATGCTGAAAATAAGTTCAGAGAAATATCAGAAGCATATGATATCCTATCAAACGCAGATAAACGAAGAATGTATGATAATTTCGGATATGATTCTGTATCCGGTGATATCCCTCAGATTAATCCTTTGGATCTGTTTCAGAGTCTTTTCAATGTAGATTTCACTGGGTTAGGTGAAGGCATGAATAGTAATATCTTTGTCTTCTCAGATTTATCATCTATGCCCTTCGGTCCATTACAGCATAAGATGACATATAATCTTGAATGTTCTTTAGAAGAATTATATCATGGGACACAGAAAGAATTTCATATTCCTCATTTATCTAAGAAAGATAATGGTGAAGCAGTTCAGAAATCAACCAAATATGTTATCAATGTCAAAAGAGGTTCTCGGAACGGAGACAATATTGTTGTTAAAGAAGGAGGTAATTATATTCCGCAATTGAATGTAACTGAGGATTTGGCGATCCAAATCATTGAAGTAGAGCATCCTAGATTTAAGAGGAAAGGTAATGATTTATATGTTGTTGAAGGTCTTACCTTATGTGAAGCATTAACAGGTATAGATATAAATATCACTCATTTAGATGGTCCTTTGCAAGTTAAAATATCGGATATCGTGAAACCCAATCAGATGTTCCAAGTATTTAATAAAGGAATGCCTATTAAGCATGATAATAAATCATTGGGAGACGGCTCTGAAACTGAATATGGTAATCTAATCATTGATTTACAAATTGAATTTCCTGAATCATTAGGTTCCAAGCAAAAAGATTATCTTAAGAAGATTTTAGTTCAATTAGAACGAAAACCTGAAGAAGGAAAATTAGTTCACGCATACTATTACAAAGGGAAGGAAGAAGTGACCAAAGAATTAATGAATGATGAAGAAGAAGGTAATGGTTGTATTCAGCAATAATCAGCAATAATGAATTATTGTTTCGTAGTAAATCATCTTATTGCTTCCGCACTCTCTGGATTGTAACTTTATCGGAGGTTTCTTGTGTATTTCCCGATTCTCCGCCCGGGATACTGCCATCGCTTTCCGGTATTACATCGATGAGGGCTTCTCTCCATTGGGCGGCGTCTTTATTGTCTATCAAATACCACGCGTGAGGGCGGTAGCGGTACTCGCCGCTGTTGGGGACTTGGTGCCTGAACCTGAACTTGCCCTTATCAATCTGCGCATATATCGGATACCCATTTCCATCCTCGCCGGAGAAGTAAAATCGTCCATATTCTATAGGATGTTCTTCACCTTCATAATGGACGCTGATCATAATATCATGGGTTTCGGCGTCGGTAATGATTTTTTCAAGAGCCGCTGCTGCTGCGTCTGCTCTTCTGTCTTTTTTACTTTTTACCGCCGCCGCCGCCGCCCGTTCTTCTTCCCGGTCCCACTCCTCATCGTCGCTCCGAGATTGAACCGGTCTTGCCTTCTCCTCCGCCAGACCAAGCACGCCCTTTACAAAATCCATCCCACCCGCCTGAATCACCTTTCTCCGTCTTAGATTACGTTGTTTCTTACGAGGATATTTTGTTCTTCGTTGAGAAGTTTTTCTTTTAGAAGATTTCTTAGTTCGGGATCTATAAACTTTACGTCTATAAGTTCTTTTACTCCGCTTCGGCATTTTATACTATCAAATATATTTTTTTTCCTTTGCTTGCATAAATTTGATTTTAGTATTCGTTATAAATTTATCAAAATGGATTTCCTTAAGGATTTACTTGAATTAAATAATGTAATCTATTTGACGAAACTTGCTGAAAAACAAAATTTAGACGAAGATGGATCAGAACAATTCATTCAGAAGTATAATAAACGTAATAATCGTTTATTCAAACCATGTAAAAAATATAAAATAGATGAATACCAAATAAAAGTTGAAAGATATCAATTATCTCCGTCTTCTTCTCGTCTTTGACTTACGTTTCTTAGTAGATTTTCTCTTTTTAGTATATTTTCTTTTCTTAGATCTATTCCTGGAGATAGATCTCCTTATTTTTCTTTTTCCGCCACCTTGCCCCTCGGTGGCGGGTGAATCCACTGATTTACACGCTTTAGTAATCTCGCCGTCACCTCGCAACGCATAATCACCATATATTTCACCGTTGCCCGGTTCACGCGTCACATTAGTGAAGGGAATTTCAATCTGATGATTAGCGGAATGTTCTGATGGATCACGGCCAAACCCTACTTTTGTGCCTGTAATAACCCATTTCTCTTCAGTATCATTACATTCAGCTTTCCAATTATTTAAAACATACATTATATATATATACATTTGCGTTAGATATAAAAATTAATTTTCTAATTTTAAGTTGGGTAGGACAAGAATGATATTTTTATAGACTTTGAATCCTATTCCACCGGTGATCACAACCTTAATGGTGAAACAAATAAATTAGGATGAAAATCCATTCATTCACACAACATGATGAAAACAAGTTCAGTAACTGTGTCCCTTCTTTAGGTATATCCTTTTTGGATATATTCTTCTTTAGGTTGATTAAAAAATGGTTTCATTGGTTTTCGTGTGAAATAAGTCTTTAACGTAGGTTTTTTACAATAGATTAAGTTAAGTTAATCTTCTATAAATAATAACTTTCATCCCTAAAGGATCATCATCAACACCTGTTGAAAAATCATAATCAGATGACAAAGAGTAACCGAATTTATCCTGGAAACATAAATTACAGATTTTTTTGTTATGATATTTACCACATCCTTGAAATTTATATAAGATATTTCTATTATGATCTACAGATAATGATTTTTCACACATATCACATTGTGAATGACTCATTGAATAACAGATTCCCATATAAATTACATATTGATTTTATTAAGTAAAGATTCATGAACAAATAATTTTTCGGTTTTAAATGAATCACTCTCATTTTTATATCTTGTTTTTTGAGACTGAGAAGCTGACCTATGAACTTTTTTTTCCCATACAGGGACAAAATCGGGAGGAGCAGTTACCTCTGAAATAAAAACAAAATTATTTACAGACCACCTCCTCATTACATCCCAGAATTTTTCATTATCAAAGACATCGTAATGTTTTGTATCTGTTCTATATTTAATCGGAAACTTCGTGTTCTGATAAGGTGGATCACAGTAAATCAATTTATTTTTTGGTTTCAGATTAAGATAAGAATTACACTTGAATGATACATTTTGAATACGAGGTTCATTTTTCGATAGTGAATTAAGTGCTTCTTGGAGAAAATTTTCATTTTTATCATTTTTATATTTATCAACGTATCCTGAGAAAAATTTACCCCCGAAACTCATATTGAATCCTACGAATGCCTTCAATGAATTGGGACTGACTAATTCTTTACATTCTTGATAAAGTTTCACATCTATTTCTTCAGGTGGATGAAACGTGTGATTCTGAACTTCACGCCATAACTGAATTAAATCAGGATGATAATCTGAGGCAGAGCATTTATAATCTCCATTCATTTCCATGAGAACATTAAGTGCTCCACAGAATGGTTCAACATATCCCGTCACCTTATCAGGGGGAACTAATCGTTTCATAGTTGCCGATAATTCTTTACATAAAAAATACTTCCCCCCCATATATTTCATTTATTCTTGCTAAGAAAAAAATTATTATTTTATCTTTTTTTGTGTTTGGGTATTTTATCTGTTTTTGTTTTTGTTTTGTTTTTAGTTTTTAGTGAGGGCATCCCTTGATATGTCCAGCAAGCGAAGTTTTCATGAACAATTTATCACAGTGAGGGCATGGCATTAGGAAGTGGTAGTTGTATTCTGTCTTAAGATACCACTCTCCACCGCAGGAACACGAATATTCGGCAGGATAGTGTTTCCTAGCATGTTGCTGAGCAGATTGTTTGGTCGGGTAGACCTTGGTGTAATCGGTGCACTCGGGATGAATACACGAGAATCCGGGTCCATTCTCTCTGATCTCGTTGTTCCATTTCTTCGGCCTCTTGTTCAGTTGAGGCTGAACGATGGTTTTGTTCTTGTGCGGACGCCTCCCTCCGCATCCATGAACGGCCCAGGGCGGTTTGTCTGTGCCTTTCTTTGGCACACATGGCTCACACGTAATATCCCTTTCTTGGATGACGGGTTGGACCCACTCGGCGAGAATTTGCTTGCGACGCATGACAGAGGAAGACATGGTTTCTGACGTTGATTGATTGACTTTGATTGACTTTGATTGACTTTGATTGACTTTGATTGATCTTTAATGAATCAAGATCAAAGTTTAATCAAATTTATGATTCAGCGAAAAAAATTTTCAGATAAAAATAATATTCTAGATAAATATAAATGACAGATAAGTTAACAAGTTTTTCTTTTGTAAATGATATTTCATTAAGTAACGATAAAACACAATGTAATCCCTTTGATAATTCAAATAATATGGGTAATTATTTTACACAGTGTTCAAAGGATCAACAATCGGCTTTATGGGGATCAAATAAACCTGCTCCCGATAAATGTGAACAAAATCCTAAAGAAGGAATCCCATGTCATAATCTATGGAATAATCAGACCAGACGGAAGGGAGTTGTTTCTTATGAAAGATAAATCTTATTTAAATAAAACTAAGATACTATTAATAAATGTCTATCAAATGTAAATATATCACGAGTGATAAATTAACTGTAGATAGATTAAATTTTAAGTCTTATCAGTGCGATGATATGAGTATTACTAAATCATCTGATAAAACATACAGTGAGAATAACAAATTAGATAAAGATCATCCTTGTCTTGGATATGTTCAGGTACATTATCTTAAGAATCCATTGGTATATGTGACGACACCTATCATGAAGTGTTTATTTGGTGTTCAGAAAAAAGGTCAGAATAATTTTCAGATGAATTTACAATTTACGGATTTAGAAGAAGACCCTCATATGAAACAATTCTTTGATTTTATTCAGCAATGTGAATTCGCTGCAATGAAGCATTTAGGATTAACATCGGATGATGCTGATAGATTTGCTTCTCAGATCTATTATGATAAAAATGAAATGTATGAGCCGAGTTTACAAGTGAAATTGCCGTTTCATTATAATAAATTCTCAACTGATTTATATGCTGATTTTTCATCGGGTGTAAATATATTTACGATTAAGAAATTTCAGAAGATGGAGTGTGATTTATATATTGATAAAGTTTGGCGAATGAATGATAAATTCTACATGAAATGGAAATGTAAGATTATTCATATAGTCTAAAATAAATTTGATTATTATTTATGACTAATTAAAGTAAATAATGCCAAGACATCACTCGCAAATGGATCCTGATAATTTGACTCCGGAACATATCACTACCACCCCCCATGAAATACGTGTCAGGCCTACTGAGTCTATCAATAAAACTATCATTGAGTATGATATAGTTACAGCATCTACTCTGCACGGCCACGAGCTACACACCGATGGCTTAATAGCATTGGTTAATGTAAAAATTAATGAAGGATGGTCCCCTATTGGAGGTTTGACATGGGGCGGTGGCTATTCCCTATATCAAGCAATTGTAAAATATGGTTAATCAATAATTAATTCTTCATCGCATAAAGGACATGCTTGTTTCTTAAGAAACCATGAATAAAGACAGTGTGTATGATAAATATGACCACATCTAATTAAAGATACAGTTTCTCCTTCATTAAATCCCTCTAGGCAGATAATACATTCATATCC